AAAGGCAAAAAAGGGTGGAGAGGAGGAATTAAACAATTTCAGATGATTTTGCCCAAAGGGCAAATTAGAATTTAGAGTTGAGAGATGAATAATCCTTTACTTCGTTCAAGGACAAGCTTCAATCCATCCCAACTAGCCCGCACAGATACTCAGAGGCTTAACACATACCGCACTAACCTGGACTTCTACAACGGCAGCCAGTGGCAGGCCGCTTCACGTAATCGCCAGCTGGTATTTAACTATGCCAAGGTCTCCATAGATAAAGTCACCAGCTATCTTATGCAGGGACTCACCTTCGCCTGTTATGCAAGCCCTGAGCAAGGCGAAGCCACCGAGGAATCGAAGGCCAGGGTCAACAGGGCCGAGCAGGTCCTTCGCCAGGTTTACGAGCAGAACAATCTCCAGCAGCTCGATTGGGAGACGGAGATAGATGCCGCGGTCCTCGGGGACGGTTGCTACAAGGTATTCTGGGATGCAGAGCAGAAACGACTCAAAGTAACCGCCCCCGACGTTTCAGGTATATTCGCATGGTGGCTGGGAGACGACCTGGCCAGGGTTTGGCGAGTGGCTTCACGCTATACCCTGGGCCAGGACGAGATTCTATTGCTTTACGATAGAGCTATCACCAAGAAGTCAGCCATCATCACCGAAGTATGGACGGACAAGACCCTCGACCTGTTTCTGGACAGCGACCTTATGCAATCAAACCCCAACCCTTACGGCTTCATCCCCTTCGTCATATTCCCCAACCTCCGAGAGCCCAAGAAGTTTTGGGGCACCTCCGATATACCGTCGCTAATTCAGCCCCAGAGGGAGCTAAACCGAGCCCTCTCCCAGCTATCCCGCATTCTGGAGCTGTCAGGCAATCCTATTGCCGTGCTGGAAAATATCGGCTCAGCCGAGGACATCAAGGTCAGACCCGGAGCGGTATGGACTATCCCCGAGGACGCCAAGGCCTATTTGCTGGACTTGCTGCAGGGAGGGGGCATTAGACTGCATATAGACTACATAGACACCATTTATCGCACCCTCCACGACATCTCAGAGTGTCCCAGGGCAGCCTACGGAGGCATCGAGAAGGAGCTATCGGGAGCAGCCCTGCAAATCGAGCTCGGCAGCTTGATTCAGAAAGTAACCCGAAAGCGAACCATCCGCACCAACGCTTATCACCAGCGAGCAGCCCTGATACTGAGGCTCGCTGAGAAGTATATGAGTGAGAGCTTCGAAGGTATCACTCACCGAGTAGTATGGGGGCCAATCTTGCCCCAGGACGCCACCAGGCAGGCACAGAACGAGCAGCTGCTTGTCCAGGCAGGAGTCCACTCACGCAGGACAGCTATGGACGAAATGGGAATCCAGGACCCAGACGAGGAGTTTGGAAGGTGGCTGGAGGAGAGAACGAAAATCCTGGAAATGAATCAGGAGTTTAGGGTACAGTCCACACGTGGCGGAGCGAGAGAGAGAGCGACAGCCTCGGAGATGGAAGTGCCTGAATAATAGCTCAATACAAGGAGTAACTTATGGAAGACGAAATCAAAGAGACCCTGGAAGACCAGGCAAACAGGAACAACGCACCTGCAGGTGAGGACTTAGACGCTATCAGGGCTCAGCTTGAGGAGGAGAAGACGGCCAGGGCAGCCCTGGAGACCACCCTGGTTGAGAAGGACGACCGCATCGCTGAGCTTGAGAGGGACTTCAGCGAAGCCGTCACCCTGGGAGCGGACAAAGCGAAGGAGCTCGAAGCCTCGGTCCTTCAGCTCGCAGCCCTTAAAGACGACCGGGACGACGCCTTGGGACACTACCTGGACATGGCCAAGGCCGCCAATCCCAACGTCCCCGAGACCATCATCGCTGGGGCCACTATCGCCGAGATAGACGCCTCCATCGAGAAGGGTAAGACCATCGTGGAGTCCGTCAGGGCATCCATGGAGTCCGAGGCAGCCAAAACCAAGGTCCCCGCAGGGGCGCCACCCAGGGGCGCTATCAGCACCGAAGGCTTAACGGCCCGGGAGAAGATCGCCGCTGGAATTTTGCCCAAAGGGCAAAACGGGTAGAGGGGAGAGATGGGTATAAATAGAAAAATACCTTTGGGATTGCAGCATAGCTGCAAAATTTGCCCGAAGGGCAAAAAGGAGAAAACATGGCTTTAACACTAGCAGAAGCAGAAAAACTCTCGAATGATGTCCTGCTGCAGGGAATCATCGAGACTATCATTAAGGATAGCCCCATCTTGCAGTCGCTGCCCTTCATTCAAATCGTGGGTAATGGCCTTACCTATACCAAGGAGAAGACCTTGCCCACCGTGGACTTCTACGATGTAGGAGACACCTGGGTAGAATCAACCCCCGAGTTCGACAAGGTTACCGCTACGCTCAAAATCCTCGGCGGTGACGCCGACGTGGACAATTTCCTTAAGTCCACCCGCTCCAATATCCAGGACCTGGAGGCAGCCGTTATCGAGCAGAAGGCCAAGGCCTTGAGGCACGAGTTCGAGAAGCAGTTCCTCTACGGGAACGAGACCACCGCCCCCAAGCAGTTCGACGGCATTGTCAAGCTCATCGATACCGCCACGGCATCCGACCAGCTTATCGCTATGGCAGCTGCCGGAGCCACCCTTACCTTGACCAAGCTTGACGAGCTCATAGACGCCGTCAAGGGAGGCAAGCCCGATATACTGCTAATGAGCCGCAGGTCCCGCAGGAAGCTCCAGAGTTTAGCCAGGGCGGCAGGCTCTAATCTGGAAGTAGGAGAGGGCAAGCTGGGAGACTTCGTGCAGCTCTACAACGGCATCCCTATCGCCATAAGCGACTGGATACTGGATACCCACAACGTCGCTGGCAGCGTCGAGGACAGCTATACCAGTGACCACGACTCCACCATCTATGCCTTGAGCTTCGGAGAGGGAGCGTTGGTCGGACTATCCAGCCCTGAGATGCTCCAGGTCGAGAGGATTGGCTCTCTGGAGACCAAGGACGCCAACCGCACCAGGGTTAAGTGGTATGTCGCCCTGTGCTTGTTCTCAGCCGTCAAGGCTGCCGCCTTAATCGGAGTGCAGGACTAGTTCTGCCGAAGGGCAGAAGAGCAGCTTTGCTGCAAAACGGGAGGAAGGGAGAGGAATAGAAATAATACAATTTGGATTTTGCCCAAAGGGCAAAACGGGAGGGGAGGACTAATTTAATGATACAAAATAATTTGCGGCAAAAGCCGCAAAAGGAGGAACTGAACTATGGCTTTTGTAGACAAAGGAACAAGTCGCAAGGTACTTGAGGGCATGCTTCCCATGAAGATCACGCTTGCGGGCGCTGTCGTCGCTGGCGACCCTATTAAATACAGCACAGGCTGGAAGAAGGCCACCAACGAGTCAGGCAAGCCCGCAGTCCTTATCGCTGGCGAGGATGGAGCATCAGGCGACGTCATAACCGCTTATGGCATGGCCATCGTGGAGTGTGCCCATACCGCAGCCAACAAGCCCGTCGAGGGAGAGCAGGTCGCCGTGGGTGATACCGGCCTCTACGCTCCCGATGGCGCGGGACTTCAGGATATAGGCTATGTCGTCGGCATCGATGCTGACGAGCTGCATAGCCAGGTCTTGGCCTGCGGCATGCTCGTAGAGCTTGATTTGGCTGGCACGTAGTATTGCTTACCAGGTTGTCATTGCGAGCGAAGCGTGGCAACCAGTAAGGACACCTCCTTTGACATAGGGGAGGGGGAGATTCGACCCTCTCCCTCCCCAGCAGGAAAGGAGGTAGAGATTTGCGGCGAAGCCGCAAAGAAGGAAGGGAGAGGAATTAAAAATATATTCAATTGAATTTGCACCTTTGGTGCAAAAGGAGGAAGAACATAGCCATGATTAAGATTTTTGACTCAGAGGGCAAATACCAGGAACTAGCACCGGTCGAGCTGATAGACAGCCTGGCAGCGGGTGACGTTATCTATCATGACGGGACCAGCTTTGTCAGGCTGGCCAAAGGCACGGCGGGACAGGTCCTAACTATGAACGCCGGTGCCACCGCTCCGGAGTGGGCAACCCCTTAAGGAGGCAGTAATATGTGGAAAATAGAAAAAGGTTCTGAGACCGGCACAACGACCGCAGGCTATGCCGACGCTCTCGCTTGGACCGTCTCGGAGCTCTCCGGCAAGACCATCCTGCTTGAGAACACCCACGGCAGCGAGTCTCTTAAATACAAGCTGTCAGGCTATGCCTATGATGGTGGGATTGCCAAGGAGCTCGTAGCCGAGACCACCCTGGCCCATGGCGAAGTCGCCGAGTTCCACTACGACAAGCAGTGGCACAGCCTGCTTTTGCAGGTTATCGACGGCAGCGGACACGCCACCTACCAGGTGGACTACGAAGGGAAGGGGGTATAGCTATGGGAGATAAGTATCATTCGGACGACGACCTGGTAAACCACGCCGCTGACCTTGACGCCCATACCTACAACCTTTGGGAGAGGCTGCAGATTGGTAAATATAAGACCTACCCTCTTTTTACCAAGAGTGGCGAAATTAGTGCTGTGGCTATGGGTGCCAATAAACTCATTACCATGCCCTTGCCAGTTGCCAGAGCAATGACCCTTGACAGGATAGGAGTTAAGTTCCAGGCAGGAGGAGGGGCTGGTACACATGCCAGGCTTGGCATCTATAATGATGGAAGTGATATATATCCTGGCACACTCTTACTTGATGCTGGTCTTGTGGACTCTAGTGCAGCAGCTATAGTAGCTATTACTATAAGCCAGAGTTTAACCAAGGGTTTATATCATATTGCTATTATCAGCGATGGCACACCAGCACTATACCGCGCCCAATACTTTATTGGCATGGGTGGGTATGCTAGTGCGGGGAACTATTGGGGTTGTGGCTGGGAAGTTGCACAGGCTTATGGTGCTTTACCTGCTACTTTCCATGCTGGTGCTGCCCAAGATGCCACTTATCTGCGGCGGTTGCTTTACCGAATAGCCAGTCTAGATTAGGGAGGAATATGCCAGAAACAAGATACATTAGTGAATCCGATGGCAAGGGGAAAATACTAAATCGAGTACCCTATGAAGTATCCGATGAGGAGCTCGCGGAGGAGAAAGAGCAAGACGCTATGCGAAAGGCAGAGAAGCTCATCGATGCTATCAGTAACCTCAACGGCGCCAAAGTGTTCCTCAAAAAGCTTGTCCGCAGGTTAATAAAGAATGGAGCTCTACCTTGACAACTCTCCTCTCCCTTGACGGGAGAGGACGAAGGTGAGGGTGAAATCACTCTTTTAGGTAATAATTGGAGGGGAGCGGAAGCAATGAATGAACAAGGAAGTTTTGCATTTTTGGGTTGTCATTTTGATGTTTGATGTTTGAGTTTTGATTTATGGAAAGGGGAGGCTGAAATTATGGACTTAACAACAATGAGAAATCGGGTCCGTGAGGACCTCCAGGATGAGGACGCCGCTAACTACCGTTGGAGCAACGACCAGGTGGACGGAGCCATCGAGCGGGTAGTCAGGGAGTTTTCCCTGGCTTATCCCCTCCAGGAAGAAGATGAGATTACGTCAACCGTAGACGATAAGGAGCTCGACATCTCCAGCCTTTCAGACCGGTTAGGGATTGTCTCCGTGGAGTATCCCATGGACTTAACGCCGCCTTATTATCAGCGCTTCACGTCCTGGGGGGGCAAGCTCTATATGGCAGACGAGGGAGACGGCACGAAGAAAGCCCGGGTCAGGTGGCACACGTGGCACACCCTACTCGGAGCTACCGCCTGGGTGGCCAGCACGGCTTATGCCCTGGGAGACATCGTTATCCCCACCACAAGCAGCGGCTTCTGGTATGAGTGCACAGCCGCAGGCACTTCCGCAGCCGGAGAGCCCACCTGGCCCACCACGGAGAGCGGCACTGTGGTTGACAACACGGCCACCTGGACATGCCGCACCTCCGCTATCCCGCAGCAGCACGAGGAGCTAATCGTCCTGGGAGCCACAGGATACTTGGCCACCTCGGCATCCGTTTACACCGTGGACAGAGCCACCATCGCAGGCAGACATGCCACCGCCAACTTCTTGAAGTGGGGACAGGCCAGGCTCGACCGCTACGAGAAGAAGCTTAAACAGTTCGCCCAGCGAGTAACCTCCAAGCAGCTCTACACGGAGGAATGATTGAAGTGACACAACCTTGTAACTTTTGATTTGTCATTTTGATTTTTGATGTTTGATATTTGATTTTGGAGGATTTATGTTGGAAGTAGGCGTCTTAAAGACCTTCGACAGCGGCACATACAAGGCGGGCGTCCAGTTCGCAGGCAGCTTGACGACTTACATGGACGACATCGCCGTCTCTGTCTCCATCATATCGACCGCTATGGTCCTGGGGAATTACGTCCTGGTAGCCATCCCGGGCGACAACCCCAAGGACGCTTGCGTAGTGGCCACATGGCCCGACTCAGGACGCATCCCCATGTCCAAAATGCCCGACGGGACTGCCGGCCATGTCCTAACCGCCCAGGGAGCAGGAGCTGACCCCGCTTATGCCGCCCCTGCAGGTCCAGGCACAGCTTCAAGATGCCGGGCTTACCTCGGCAGCAGCCAGAGCATAACCACCGCCACCTATACCAGGGTGAACCTCGACACGGAGCTATTTGACAGCCTTGCCGAGTTTGACACTGCCAACCATAAATTCACA